CCAACTGCTGGGTCTGTTTGGCGGCATCAGCGGTGCCGGCGTTCTGGGTGGCAACCAAACCAACAAATCGTTTGCTGGTGTGCCCGGTTCGATGACCGAGGCCAACTTCCTGAACGTGGCCAACGTGGTGGCTGCCAAGGCCAAGCTGGGTGAGCGAGGCGACAACCTCGACTCCATCGCCATGCACTCCAACGTGGCGTACTACCTCCAGCAAGTCGGGATGCTGAGCTTCAGCACCTCTGCCTTGTCTGCATCTGGCGCCATTGTGTGGGGCGCCGGCGGTGTGGGTGTAACCCAAACCGAGGTGCCTTTCTTCGCCGGTCTCCGTGTGGTGATCGACGACCAACTGACCTACCTGACCGGCGGCACTTCCACCCACGCGGTGAAGTATCCGGTCTATCTGTTCCAGAGCGGGGTTGTTTCTGAGGGAATTCAGCAGGACCTTCGCCTCGCTGCAGATAGGAACATCCTGTCGATGCAGGACATCCTGGCCGTGGATTACCACTACGGTTACCACGTGACCGGCACCAAGTGGAACGTGGCCGGCGACAACCCGACCAACGCTGCCACCACCGGCAACCTGGCCGACACCGCCTCTTGGAGCCTGGTCTACAGCGCCGCCAAGCAAGTGCCCCTGTGCCGCCTGCTGGTCAACACCCCCTTCGATACCACCGCCTACTGATCCTTCAGTCACGGCATCAAAAAGGCCCCCAACTCGGGGGCCTTTTCTTTTACCTACTCAACCGTCAATTTCACCAATCCTCATCTTCTCCTGATACTCAAAGATCTCTGGAGCCCGCCCCACCATCTTGTACGAGTGGGTCAACAGCTCACGAAACACATGCGGACTCACCACCAATTCTTGCTGGATCGCCTCGGCATCTTCACCAGCAGCAACCTTGGTGCGAATAGCCTCAGCAACCACCTCAAGCGAGCGCACCTCAGCACCCGGAGCAGCCGAAAGCGCCGCCGTTTCTACACTGCCTTCAGTGCTGGAACTTTTGCGAGCAGGCATGGAAATTGTCCGTCTTTTCGTACTACATGATAAAACCCGTTCTTACGTTGACGTTCCTTACGGCAAACACCTAGAAGCCCAAGCTGAAATTGAAATGCAAGGTGCCGAGGTGTACCACGCCGCAGTACTCAATCCTCCTATCAAACAAAGGAAATCCCGCACTGGCGCTAGACTCAAACAAAGGATGTATTAAGCCGTGCCAGCCGCCATCGACGCCACATTGAGCGGGGCCTCGGCCAACTCATACGTGACGCTGGCTGGTGCCAACACGTATTTCGAGACGGTTCCCGATAGCACCACTTGGACCAGCAAAACAGACGACCAGAAAAACCGCGCCCTGATTTCCGCGACCCGCTGGATCGACGCACTGAGTTTTTATGGTGACCGCTGCACCGAAACTCAAGCCCTGAAGTGGCCCCGCGAGGACTACAAAGTTGACGGCATCGACCTTGCCTGCACTCTGATCCCAGAGCCAATCAAAGTCGCCACCTACGAACTGGCACGCGCCCTCGCCAACGACACCGACGCCATCACAGGCACCACCGGCACCACCGGCATCTACGACGAGGTGGAACTCGGCGAACTCAAGGTCAAGTACAACAAAACAAGCCAAACCAGCGGCGTCATCAACAACGTCTTTGACGTCTACCCCTGGCTCCAGTCCTACCTAGGCCCCTACTGCATGGGCGGCGCCGCAAACTACGCCGTCCGTCTCTTCCGAGGTTGATATGGGCCTCATCGACGACGTATTCGCCCCTGTGCCCACCTCCGTCCTAGCCGACTGGGGCCAAAACATCACGTACATCAAAACCACCACACCCCGCACCTACAACCCGACTACTGGCGCAGTGACTGGCGCGGACACCAACGTCACCGTCAAAGCCGTAATCACCCGCCTAAACCCCCGCGAATCCGAGGGCCTATACCAAACCACCGATCTCAAGGTAATTATCGGCACCAGCGAGCTTGGAACGTACTATCCCACCGAAGCTGACCGTATCCAATACACCCAAGACGGCGTAACCCGCGAAGCCAAGATCATCAACATCACCTCTTATCGCGGCGACAATCCCGTCATGCATACCTTGATTGCGAGGCCCCAGTAATGGCAAAAAAAGGTTTTTGGCAAGGCGGCAAAGAACTCGCGGAAGAGCTGGATCGTTTAGGTGGATCCATCGCACTCATCGGCCCTACGTTGGCAGCTGAGCGCATTGTCCGAGAAGTACAGCAAGCCGGCCCAAGCTGGACTGGAAAATTCTCAAACTCTTGGCAAATTGAAGGTCCCCAAGGTCAACTCGTCAAAGGAGACGGCCAACCCGGCGAACCCCGCCCCGTCGAATTCACATCCACCCCCTTTACCGGCCGCCAAGCCACAGCAACACTATTCAGAACAACAGTCCTAAAGGACAAAATTGTCTATAGGATCTCTAACTTCTCTCCTTACGCCGCCGAAGCCACCGACGAAGTACAAGGTACTTTTGCGCGACCTAAAAACGCTCCTATTCCCCAAACTCAGCTTGGTCTAAGTAAGTGGGATCCGCAAGATACAACGCGCTTACCTAATACATACAGGGGTCAAACAGAAGGAGGCCGGCCAGACGGTACTGCCAGCCGTACAGCTCCATTGGACTGGCTAGCAACGTATGCTGCTGCCGGAATAAATCGCGCGATCAAAATAGAAATGGATGCTGCGCTAAGGAGCCCCCGATGAATTACCAAGCAATCCGCGCCGCAGTCGAAAATCCCCTACTGACCGCCTTCAATGCACTGGTACCTCCGGTACCGGTTTACTTTGACAACATCACGGCGGTCCCGCCTAACACCACCACTGAATACGTTCGCGTCAATGTTACTTTCGGCATTACCAACGAGCCCACCCTCACTTCGAGCGTTGACGCAGCTCGTGGCGCAGTGGTCATCCGTATTTTTACTGAAAAGGGTAAAGGCCCCGCCCGTAATCAAACCCTACTAACCACAGCTGTAAACGTACTAGAGACACTCAACAACAGCACAAAAAGCACTGCAGGCGTCTATTTCAAAGTCGGCCAAATTAACGGACCTACATTTTCTACCACTGAGGAATCTCCCCACTTCATGGGACGCATCGAGACTTCCTACGTAGCAACTGTGCTGTCATAGGAAATGTTTGTGTTGGGCGCTAACCTGTATTAAGCCGGGCAGTGCCCGCCCACAAACGTCATCTTTGGTACGCCAATGGCCACCACTGTTCTGTCCGGCACGTCCGGCGCCCTCTACTACAAACCCGCCGGCACCACCGGCACCTTCGGTGAATCCGGGGTCAACATCAGCACCGATGTAATCACCGTATCCCCTTATCTGAACTTCAAAGCCGGTGACCCGGTTAAGTTCCGCGTAGTCAACAGCCAAACCGGCGGTGCTGGTACAGGCACTCTGCCTGCACCGATCTCCGATGCCACCACGTATTACGTGCTGAGCTACACCGCAGCCACTGGCGCACTGACCGTTTCCACCGCTGCTGGCGGCACCATTCTTGCCATCACCGACGACGGCACCGCAGCTGCACCTAACGAGTTTGAGGTGTACTACGCCGACTTCGCCGTCGTTGGCCAAGTCCGCGACTGGAGCTTTGAAATCAGCCGCGCCGAAATCGACGTCACCACCATTGGTCAAACCCCTGGTCAGTACGTTCCCTTCCGTAACTACATCTCTGGCTTCGGTGACGGCAGCGGCACCGCCACGGTTTACATGACCGACGAGGACGCCGCCCTGTCTAACCGCATGATCGAGGACGTGCTGCAGCGCCAGCAAAACGGCGCCGCTTTCAAGCTGTACACCGATCGTGTGTTTAGCGGTGGCACCCTGAGCGAAACCCTCAGCCGCTCGATCAGCTTTGACGCCGTGCTGACCTCCGCCAGCCTCAACATCAACCCCGACGACGCCCAATCGGTGACCGTCAACTTCCGCCCGGCTGGTACCCCCACCTTCGACTTCTCCAAATCCTGATAACCTGCTGGAGCAGTTGGTTCAGCAACCCCGGCCTAACCGCCGGGGTTTTTTGTGTCTAGTCCGCTACAGTAGTCCGAGAAAACACAGGACTTCATGCCTGCCTCACTTCCGATCCGCGCCATTGATCGCCTGCGTAAAGCAGCGAACTTGGAGCCGGTCAAAAAGCAAGTGGAGCTGTCTGATGGCAGCACTTTTGAAATGTGGGTGGCACCACTGACGATGGCTGAGCGCGAACGCGCCCAAAAGCAAGCCAAGTCCGACGACGCCAACGCTTTTGCACTCCAGCTGCTGATCGCCAAAGCGCTCGACGAAAACGGCGCCAAGCTGTTCAGCGCCGGCGAGCTGGACGTCCTTAAGAACGAAGTCAAGGACAAAGATCTCCAAGCTCTGATGCTGGCAATCCTGACCGACGACGCCGAGCCCATCGACCCCAAGAACTAGCCAAGGAGCTTCGCCAGGACAACTGGCTCATGCTCCAGTTCGGCGTCGCCAAGGAACTGGGACTCAGCCTCGGCCAAGTCCGCAGCATGATGACCGCCGAAGAACTCCTTGGCTGGAGCGCCTACTTCCAAATCCTGAACGAGGACCAGCAAAAGGAAATCGAAAAGGCCAAACGCCGCCGCTAACCCGGCGGCTTTTTTGTCGCGTAAACTGAAGTACCAGAGTGTGACGTAAAGCCGTGGCTTACAGAGCCGATATCGAAATTGCGGTACGCGGCGCACAGGAACTCAAGCGACTGCAGAACGAAGTATCTGCAACATCAAAACTTATAACTACATTAAACAACTACATAGAAAACATTGGTTCAGGTGGTGTTGTCCGCAACATTGTAAATCTACAAGACACTGTACAAAAAGCTGCTAATGCCTTCAATACGGCTGCTCTAAATACAGAAGAAGCAACGATAGCTGCTAAAAAATACATTGACGCTACAGAAAACTTAAACGCTGGACTCCGCGAAAGACAAGCACTGCTAAAAAGTATTAACGACGAAGAACGCAAGAACCGCTTAGCCGCCATCGGTCGGGAAGTTGGTGGCAGACCTTCTGCTGGATACGCAGGTCAAATAGGCCCAGGTGCAGCCTCCCCTATTGGAGCACTTGTTGGGCAGCAGTCTCCCGTTGCAGAGCGTATTCAACGCACTATTAAAGCACGCCAAGATGAAATTAATCTGCAACAAGCACTTTTGCGCCTAGAGCAAAAAAGCGCAGAAGAGCTAAATAGAAAAGTACAAAGCCAAGAGGCGCTTGTACAAGGCACAAGAGAAGTACTCAGCCTTATAGATGAACAAAATAGAAAGCAACAATTTTTAGCTGGAGTATCGGGTAAGTCTGTGCAGGGGCCGTTGCCCCCATTGCAAGCAGCTGGGGCGATGGGTTTTCCTGTGGCTTTGTCAATGACAAAAGCAGAACAGGCAAGCCTAGAGCTAAATACTAAAAAGCAAGAAATTCTGACAAGAATGGTAACTACTAAGCAACAGTTAAGTGGTTTAGCAGCAAATTTGCAGCGCTTAGATCAAAATTCTGTCGTAGCTATCGCAGACGCTGAAATAGCACAAACAAAACTAAATGCTGCAAAAGAACGTGAACTACAGATTTCAAAACAAGGTGCATTACTAGCTGGAAACTTTAGTCCTATTGGGGGCGCCACAAATATCCCAGGTTCACCGGCAGCTATTGCTGCTGCTCAAAAGAGCAGGCGTGAAGCTGCGAGTAATGCCATTATCGGTGGAGCATTTCCTTTACTGTTCGGCCAAGGAGCAGGCGCTGCAGTTGGCGGCGGCGTAGGCGGAGCACTGGGAGGTTTAGTCGGAGGTCAGTTTGGTTTTGGTCTATCGCTAGTTGGCACAGCTTTAGGTCAAACATTCGACAACGCCGCACAATCTGCCTCAGATTTTTCAAAAGCTCTAAAAGATACTGGTGACGCCTCCGCCGTTTTAGAAACCGCTCTTGGGCGCGTCGATAAAACTACAAAAACTACAATTCAGAATTTGGCTAAATCTGGACAACAAGCCGCAGCAGCAGAGGCGTCATTTCAAGCGCTAGCCGCAGAAATTGGCACTGAACAAGCCGAAGCCTTTAGACGAGCAGGCGAGGCGACCAGCGCTTGGGGCGCGAATCTGCAAAAGTGGTTGACAAAAACATATGCAAACGTTGTTTTGCTTGGCGAAGCAATTAGTAACAGTTTTCCTACAGGTCCAGGTATCCAAGGACCTTCATCTGTCTTCGATTTAGTTGAAGCGCAACCGCAACAAGCCCTGAGTCAAGAAGCAAGAGATCGCATAGAAGACTTAGCCGGACAAAACGCCTTATTAGAAAAACAGGTCTCTTTATCGCGTCTAACAGCTGACGCTTCTGTAGATCAGCGTTTGCAGCTGGAGCGTCAAGTCGCACTACAGACTTACGTAAACGACGCAACAGAGCTGGAACGGCAGTTAAAGCAGAAACTTTTGTCTGATCAGGAATACACTTTACGCCTTAAAGCAGCCGAATTACGTTTTACACAACAACTGTTTGAAGTAGAGAATGCCGCTCAGCAGGCACGTCAACGTAAAGCAGAAGAGGCACAGCGTGCCGCAGAAAAAGCACAAAGAGAAGCTGAACGTGCTGCTCAAAAACAACTACAGACACTGAATAATATCCGCAATCTACAAGTATCTCTTACACAACAGGCACTCGAAAGTGCTGATATCGATGTTGCACGTACACGTGCTACAGACGGTGAAATCGCATCGTTAAAAGAGTCTACATCTCAATTACAAGCACGCCTAAATTTAGAAGCAAGAATCTTAGATATTCAACTAGAACAACAGTTATCTGCTCAAGATATCACAGATCAAGAACGTACTCTTTACGAATCCATATACAAACAACAGCGTGCTAACCTTGAGGCGCAGTATCAAATAAAAGCTCGTACACAACAGCTCGATTTAGCACGTCTTCAAACAGCACGACAGATTTTATTTGCCGAAAAAGATCGTGCTGTCCAAGACATCACGCAACAACGAGGCAACCAGCTTGCCGGACTCCAAGCCGAACTTGCTTTTCCGTTTGGGGGTGAGGGCCTCGACGTCGCAAACCAGCAGTTAGAGCAGCAAGCACGCCGCTACGAAACACTCGTACCCTTACAAAGAGAACTACAAAATCTTGAGACCGATCGTGCAAACATTGCAGCGTCTGCATCAACACAAGAACTACAAGATCTGGACGAGATTATTTCTAAAACCCTACAAAAAATTGAAGTTGAACAACAGTACCTTAACCAAATAGACGCGACTGAAAAAGCTCTTTTACAGCAACAGCAAATATACGCAAAGTATGGATTTATTGCCGACGAAGTTTCCCGGGCACTTAGCGACTCCATCACAGGATTAATCACTGGTACAACAACTGTCGCAGAAGCTTTCAGTCGTATGTTTGAAAACATCGGTAAAGCCTTTATTGATATGGCTACCCAGATGCTGGCGCAAAAGCTGTTTATGACAGTAATAAGCGCCTTAGTTCCTGGCGGTAGTTCTTTGGGTAATCCTGCTGGCAGCGGCGGAGGAATTTCAAACAGTCTTCCCGGACTACGGCAATACGCAGGAGGCTTTGGAGGTGGTGGAGCGCCAGGGTCAGTACCGTTTGCACCTCCTGCCTTCGCAGAAGGTGGTTTTGTCACCGGACCAACCAACGCACTAATCGGCGAAGGCGGTGAGCCTGAATACGTCATTCCCGCCAGCAAGATGCGTACCGCAATGGGCCGTTACTCAGCTGGCGCCCGTGGTTCTAGCGTCATCCCCGCCGGTAGTGAAGGTGGCCAAACGGGTGGCACCGCCACAATGGCACCAGCCAGTATCGACGTTCGCTACACCGTGGAACGCATCAACTCGGTGGATTACGTCACCGCCGATCAGTTCCAGCAAGGTATGCAACAGGCTGCCGCCCAAGGCGCAGCCCGTGGAGAACAGGCCACTCTTCGTCGACTGCAAGGCAGCCCATCCACTCGCAGGAAGCTCGGACTATGACCCAGATCC